ATAGTCAAACTTCAACTCAATGTCAGGTGTGATATCAGTAACATACTTTCTTAACGCACGAGCGTCCAATGCTAAGAACTCATTATCAACAAATTTGTCAATGATGTGTTGTTCTTCTTGTCCGTCAATAGATAATATGTAGTATTTGAATCTTGTGGTTAATTCATTACTAACACCAGTTAGTTTTTCTACTTTTTCGTAATCTTGTAGAATTCTACTGATTTCGTTTTCATCTTGCTGTGTTAGTAATTTAAACTCAACCACTCTTTCTGAATTAGGTAATGTAAATGAAAACTTGTTACCATTTTTGTATAACTTTTTACTTATTTTTTTGTGTTTAAGTTCTGTTAAATCTATTGTTGTTTCAACTCTTTCTTGTGTATCAGGGTCTGTAATTTCTACTCTGTAATCTTTTCCGTATCCTAAAATACGAGTTCCGACCATTAGTGCATTTTTGTCACCGACTAAAAGTTCATCTGCTTTTATTTTACGATTAGCAATTACACTTTCTAAAAGTTTGTCAATTACTTTACCTTGTTGAATTAGATTTGTGGAAGTTAAGATATCTTCCTCTTTTGCTGTCATATATTTGACATCTATTGTTCCACTACGCAAAGGACTATCTTCGGAATATAATAATCCCTGTGATGGTAAAGATAGAACTTCAGTAGGAAATCCATACTGATTTTCAGCCATTTTGTTTTACTCCTTGATTAATTAAGATTAATAACTTATTATTTTTTTAAAACTTTTTCTGCACCTGCGATACCGAAACTACCTAATGTAGTGAATAAGAATGAATTGTATACTACATCATTGATAACTAAATCTTTACCCATAAGTCCAGTAACAACATCTGCAAACGCAAATAAAACCATTACTGTAAATGCACCGAAACCAATTATTGATTTCTCATTGTACTCATTATTGTCTTTAAATATTGCCCACATAATTTTTCTCCTTAGAATTGTAGGATTGCGTAATCGTATCTTAAAGTTAGTGCAATATCAACTGCGTCTGATGAAGCGTAGTCTAAATCATTAAAGTTTGCGTCTGTAATGAATGCTCCTTTTAATGTCCACTCTTCTACTTTATCTCCAACTGGTCCTAATACATTGAAAGTAATATCTTTCTTATACATATCAGAATATCCGTCACGACCTGTTACTGATTCGTGGTGTAATCTAATCCACTCAATAACTGATTGTGCTCCACTTGGAACGATTGGGTCATACAAAGTGATTCCTAATGTTGACCAACTAGCTTTACCTTTTACATATCTTTTTACATTGATATGGTCTAAAACTACTTCTTCAAAAGTAATTTGCGGTCTTGCCATTGTTTTAACCAAGAACGCTGGTATGCCTTCAATTTCCATAACGAATCTGTTTTTCGTTTTTGGTTCAAAAGGCGTAAAAAATATTTCATTTGGGTCTAATAATTCAGCCACTTTCTCTCTCCTACAAAGAATTTTTCTTTAATACAATAATAAATATAAAGAAATGAAAAAAAGTGTATATCAAATATGATATACTTTTAGAAGTTTTATTGAAGTTTTATTAGAAAAAGCTTGACTTTGTCATTAGTAATAACTATATTATAGTATGATTGATGAGATAATATGTGAAGAGTGTGGCGTTGAAATAGACGGCTTTTTCCTTTGTGATGATTGTGAAGAAGAACTCTTTGAAGAAAATAATTAAAAAAAAGCTTGACATTTACAAATAGTATTTGTATATTATAGTGTTATGATAATGATAAAGGAAAACGAAATGACTATTGAACAAATGATTGAAAATGAAAGATTTCTTGATGAACAACAAAATGAATTTACAACTGATGCCGTGTTAGGTATTATGCCAAGGAATTATGAAGATACTTTGGTAACGAGAGAAATCCCAAACCATTATGGGTATTACAATGATGCTGGTGAGTATGTAGAAAATGGAACTCATACCATTACTCATTACCAATATGCTCATAATCCTATGGATTTATATGTAATGAACGAAAATCAACCAGCTGTTAGGTTGGAAGATTATGAAGCTCCTTACTTTGAACAAGCTTTATACAAGGGTATTCCTATGGAATTTAGGTATAACCCAACTATCAGAAATATGATGATGACTGGTAATTATAGAATTAGATATCGTGGTGGTAGCAAACCACAATATGGTTTTGTGAGAAATCAACACAATACATTGGCTGAATACGCTGATACATTTGCTATTTATCCTAAGTAATTAGATTTGTGGGTTTTCGGTGACTACTTATTTGGAACCGAAGGGTTATGTAGTGTTTCACGAGATTAGAAACAACCTTTGGTGATTTGGTGTAAATCACCTGCAGAATTTATTTCCCTTATCATAACAAAAAACCCCCGAGAGTATCGGGGGTTTTTCTCATTCTCTGATTAAGAGTTTCAACTTTTAGTCTGCAAATGCTGCACCTGTTGGTTGAACTACAAAATCTAAGACTATGAATTCAGCTGTTCTGGTTGGTTGTATGAATATTTGACCAACTAATTGGTTTCTATCCACAACATCTGGACCATTATTACTTTCGTCCATTACCACCCTAAACGCTGTCAATCCTGAATTTGCTTGAACTGATTCCAAGAAAGGATTTACAAGATTCAAGAAACGACTTCTTGTCGCACTTGTGTTTTGTTCAAATACTAAGAACCTTGAAGTAGATGCGATAAACTTACGAAGTCTAATCAACAATCTTCTTACATTGATTCTATCTAATGCACTTGGTTTTCCTTGTAGAGTTTTCTGTCCAAAAACTACAACACCTTGACCTGGGAAAGTTGCGATAGGATTAATACGATTTTCGTATAATGTATCTCTTTCACTATGTGTCAATCTTGTTTGAGCTTCTGTTACACTTTGTAAACCACCACGATTCAAACCTGCTGGTGCGAACCATTCGTGAGCTACTCTATCAGTATTTGCGTAAACACCTGGCAATACTACTGAAGGTGGAACCCAAGTTGGTTTGTTTTTAGTTTCATCAATTACTTTAACCCAAGGATAATATGTTGCTACATAATTACTATCCAATGATTTAATATCATTAACTGCGTTGTCTATTGAACGACCATATACTGACCCGTCCATTATATAGAAACAATCTGCTCTATCTTCAACTTTATCAATTACGTGATTTGTTACGCTTGAGTGTATTGAGTGGATAATACCTGGTGTTACCAACAAGTTAATATCGAACTCATCTGGATTAGATACTGCATTGATTGCTCTCTTGAATGCTACTGAACCACTTGAAAGTGATGTAGTGAAATCAAGACCTTGTGAGTTAGCTGCTGTTATCGCTGAACCAACTGATGATGTTACTGCTGGATTTAATCCGTCAAAACCACCTTGGAAAGGAACTACAAACTTTCTTTGGTCAGCGTGTGATTGTGATAATGTGAGAAACTGAGTTGCGTTTGAAAATGTTGTTCCTAATGTGGAAGCGTCTGCACTTCCTGACATATTTTCTAAACTCATAGTAACATTACCTGTTGTATTACTATTAGCAACCATTAATGGTGCTAAGTATTCTTTATTAGTTTCTTTATCAAAATCAAAACCATAAAATACATTTGCGTCAAATGCTCCTCTTAAATTTACCTGACTTCTTTTAAATGAAGCTGAAGCTATCGTTGCTGTTGATGATGAAACCGCTGTTCCAAGACCTGTGAAAGCTCCAAGACTAAGAGATGAGTAGTGCGGTGATGATACTGCTCCAAATCCCATAGGAACTAATCCCTTTGATAGACCTGTTAAATTATCATAATCACTAATGTAAATAAACTTAGATTGATTTGGATAATCACCATTTGTAGATAATTTTCCACTTGAATCAATAGTTACATATCTATCACCAATTTGTCTTGGTAAGAAGTTTGGTGAATTCTCATCAAAATTACAACTTGGGAAGCTTTCTAAGACTTCATTATCATTGTTTTGACCTGGATTATTTCTTCTAACTTCAATACCAAATAGACCATAATCACTACCTACTACGTCTGCTGGTTCTTTAATGTCACGAATCGCTAATTTAAATTTAGAGTTAGCACTTGTTCCGTGTGCACGGGTGTTTACTTTAAATAAATTTGTTCTTGCTCCACCTACTATTTGTGATTGTATTGAAGGTGTAGTTGCTACCTTGTAGTCTTGTAAGAAACTATTTACACTACCACTCGCTATACTTGCAGATACGTTTGAATCCATACCACCCATTGTGTGAAGGTCTTTATAGTTTTTGTATAAATACACTCCCTTATCTGTGGTTAATGGGTCTGTGCTAAATACTTTATCAATGTATTCTGCCGAACCTGTGTTAAATGAGAACGAGTGGGTATCGAATCCACCTGAACCATTTGTTAATTTTAATGAAACGCCACTCCAACTACCACTATCATCTGTATTTCCTAAGTTAACAAATGAAGCACTTGTTTTTCCGTTTAAGTCATATGTTAAACCGCCTGCTGACGGCTTTAATACTGCTGCTATTTGGTGTTGATTTGTTGCCCCACCAAATGAACCTGACAATCCTAATGCTATAAAATCATTTTGATATCCGCCAAGTCCTAATACACGAACGATGGTTACCGTTCCTGCACTTCGTAAGTATTCCTTTGCTGTAAAAGGAACGTAAAAATTCTGGTTTTCTTTACCAAATATCTCTTCAAACTCTTGGAAATTTCTTACTTGTGTTGGAACAAATGCCGGACCATCTTCTGTTCGTCCAATTAATGCTGCTCCAATTTCTGAAATTCCTTGTGGTAAGAAAGATAAATCTTTTTCTCTGGTAAATACACCAGGACTTACTATTCTTTCTGCCATTAGATTTCTCCTAAATGTGTTAATCGTTGTATATAAATATCATATACAAATCTCAAAATTCACTACCAAGACTAATTATTTTACTGGTGTGAAGACGCCAGTTTCTGGATTCAGATTACCTGCTCCATACTTTTCATTCAACTCACTTACTAATTCGTTTTCTTGAATTTGTGTTTGAGTATATTCAGTTTCTAAACGAAGTTTCTCATTTTCAATTTGTTCTAATCTTTGTTCAGTTTGCATACGAGCAACCTCTATTTTACCCAAAGATAATTCAACATTGGAATAAGAATCCTTTAAACTCTGTAATGAACTTAATTCTTCTTTTGTGAATTTAATTTCTTTTTTCTTTGCCATTATAACTCCTGTTTGGTTTGTATATAAATATCAGATTATTTATTCAAACAATCACAATTTTTTTCTATATCTTCAACTTTTTTCTGTAATTCTTTTATTGACTCGATTAACAATGGAACAATTTTGTCATATTTGACTGCTTTGTATCCATCTCCTCTTGTGGTTACGACCTCTGGTAAAACTGCTTCTATTTCTTGTGCCACAACACCAATGTCGTGTCCTTTGTAAGCGGTTTGTTTGTCGTTCCAATCAAATTCATAACCATTTATTTTACCTATCTTGTCTAATGAACCTTCAATCACAACAAGATTATCTTTAAATCTTCTATCAGATGAACTAAATGCGATAACATCACCACTTGCTTCTATTTGAGAACCAGAAATTATACCTGTTACCAATATATGTGCTGCCGAAGATGTTGCTGATGCTGCAAAATCTCCCGTTACATTTGCACCAGCGGTAGTTACACTTAACTTTTCTGAATTATTTATATGAACATTTACTTCATTTGAAGTGTCAAACTTAATATATTCTTGGTCAGTTGCTGTTCCGATTTTTGTTAAACTTGAATTGATTAAAGAAGTTATTGCTGTTTGTGCGGCAGTTACTGCTACATCATTTGCGTTAGCTGTAATTCCGTCTCCACCCACTACATTTATAGTTCTATTAGCAGCTATTGTTCCACCACCAGTTAAACCATCGCCCGCTGTTACACTTACTGCACTATGGTCTATGTGTTCGTTTGCTACAAAATTTGCCAGACCATCGTGGTCAATGGTTCCTTGTGTCGCTGTTCCAACCACACCCAATAAACTTGAACCACTAATAATTGAACCCGTGATATTTGCAAATAAAACATTGGAAGTCGTTGATACTGCCTGACCGATTGCTACATCATTGGCATTTACGGTAACACCTGTTCCGGCTCCAACTGCTAATGTTCTTGTAGATGCGATTGTTCCACCACCTGTTAGACCTGCTCCAGCTGTAATCGTTACATCTCCGTGAGCAACGTGTTCGTCTGCAACAAAACCTGATAATGAATCGTGATTGATTGTTCCTTGTGTTGCTGTTCCAACTACACCTAATAGACTTGAACCACTAATAATCGAACCTGTAATGTTTGCAAATTTTACATTAGAAGTTGTAGAAACTGCCTGTCCAATTGCTACATCATTGGCATTTACAGTAATACCCGTTCCTGCACCGACTGCAAGAGTTCTTGTTGATGAAATATCTCCACCACCTGTTAGTCCTGCTCCAGCTGTTATGTCAACACTCGTGTGATTGATGTGTTCATTTGCTACAAACCCTGCTAATGAATCGTGATTTATTGTCCCTTGTGTTGCTTGAACAACCGATGCGGAAATTGTAGAACCAGTAATTTGTCCTGTTGTGGCAATTCTACTACCACTAATTATTGAATCTGATATTAAATTACCCGTTAAGGTAAGTCCTGCGAATGTTGGTGTGCTTGATGCTGCAACTGCCTGTCCAATCGCTACATCATTAGCATTTACTGTAACACCTGTTCCGGCTCCAACTGCTAATGTTCTTGTGGAAGTTATATCTCCACCACCAGTTAAACCACTACCTGCTGTAATTGTTACTGAACTATGGTCTATATTTTCGTTAGCAACATATCCACTCAATGAATGAATATCGATTGTTCCTTGGGTAGCTTGAATAACTGATGCTGAAACATTTGCTGCTGTCATACTTCTAACGACTTGCACATTACCAAATGAACCCGTAGAAGTATTACTTCCACTAATGTGTCCACTTGCCGTAACGTTAGTTACTGCTAAATTACTCGATAGTTGTTTTCCCTTAATATTTGCCATAATTCTCTTGTATTTTTCCTACTTATAAATATCTAACTATTAAATTTACCAAATCCTACGACCTCATCTCCACTCTCCAAAGAGTATCCTAAGCCCGATATGTTCAATCTTAACTCTAAATTTGTCGATGTTTTCTGTTGTATAGTCAATGCGTCTCCTTCAATCAACATACCATTTACAAAAAACATAAAATCTTCTTCACTTGTTGTTGTCACTCCACTTGGTGCCGATGCCGTAATAGCATTGAAACTAGCGGTTGCTGTATTGGAAATACTTGCCGTATGTGCAAATGACTTCCTCAAATATGCCAATTTGTTTGGAACATTTAATGTTGTCAAGTATCCCTTTGAAGCATTTTCAGTCGGTAAAGAAGTCGTGCTACTACCCCCTAATGAAGTATCATTTGATATCTCATCTACTTGATACCCATTTAGTTTATATGAACCCGTCACATCAACACTACCTGTCAACATATGTTTATCATTTGTAGTGTCTCCAAATATACTTGAGCCACTTTCAAACAATGTAAATGATTCACTAACGTTTGCTTCAATTTTTGTAGCGGTTAATCTACCATTTAATGTCATATTTCCACTACCGGTTAGTTCTTGTGTGATAACCATACTACCGGTGTGTGAAACTAAACCTGTTGAACTACTAATAAATCCTTCACCTAAAAATAAATTCCCAGCTTTAACTACTTTTGAACTCGTTACATTTGAAAACTGAACATTAGAGCTTGTCGCTACTACTTGTCCAATTTTCAATTCAACATTCTTATCACTTTTTAAAAAGAACGCTTGTGAACCAAAAGGATTACTATCAACGATTGATATAACACCTGTTGGTGTTTCAATTGTTATTGGGTTTTTAAGTATAAATTTAGGAATACTCATTTCTAATCCTAAGAATTAAATTTACCAATTGCTAAAATTTCATCATCACTTTCTAATGAGTATCCTATACCACTCGTGTTAACTATTAGTAAAAAGTTGGAACCTGCTTGTTGTATTGATAAAGCGTCGTGTTCCATATATTGCCCATTAATAAAAAATATAAAGTCATTTTCAGATGTTGCTGTGTATCCACTTGGAGCGGATGCACTTGCAACACTACTAAAACTTGCCGTTGAAGCATTAGAAATGCCAGATGATACTTTTACAAATTGTTTTCTTAAATATGATTGAACACTTCCAACTTCATTATCTATGTATGTCTTTACTGCATTTTCCGTTGGAACTGCTACTGCGCTACTTCCACCCAATGTGGTATCATTTGACAATTCTGTAATTTGATACCCATTCAATTCAAATGAACCAGTAACTTGCGCACTACCTGTAAATTCGTGTTTATCATCTGTTGAATTACCAAACTTTGTTGAACCACTTTCAAACAATATTGAAGCGGAAGTCATTACGGTATGGAATTCGTTAGCTGTTAATGTTCCACTAATCGTAGTATTTCCTGCTACGGTCATATTACCTGTTGTAACTAATGAACCCGTTATATCAATACTACCACTAATACCTGTTGAACTATATTTTGTTGATGAATCTCCAATTTGTATTGCACTACTTGCCGTTATCTGATTGAACTTTACACTATCTGTTGTTCCTACTGATTGCCCAATAGATATCGCTTGTGTTAGTGGACTTGAACCATCAAAGGAAACTCCTGTGTTTGAAATAGTTACACCTGTTCCTTGTGTTAAAGTCAATCCACTTGTTACGGATATAGAAAATAAATCTTTTGTTGTGTCTCCACCCTCAACTGCTGCATTTGGTGCCAATACTGATTTACCAGTATCGTCCACAATCTTAGTATCAGCTCCCTCTCTCATTATAATTTTCTTTGGTGTAAGATACTTTTGTGTTGTTGTATAATTGTTGTAAGTTTCTGGTAATATATAACCAAATAAATTTACCGTAAATGTTGTTTTTATAAGTCTTTCATTTTCAAACTCCGAAGCGTCCGAGTAACTTTCTATTTGAGTTCTAAATCTCATCTTACCTGGCTCACCCCAATATGAACCCTCAGAATACATTATCTTTTCAATAATCTTGTTCATTTGTTCAATGTAAGATGTGAAAATCGTAAACTCATAAGTTAGAGTTACATAATCTGGCATAGCTACATTGTAATATTCTCTACCTGGTGACAATTCTTGTAATACACTAAACTTATCGTAACGATTAAAACTACTATATTTTTTTTGAAATGCGTAAAAGTTTCTCGGTTTGTTGGCGTCTACTTTGTCAATAGGAATATCTTGGTTCTTTTCCATAGCTGTTCTTTTAAAAACAATCAATGGGGATATAACTTGATTTTTTTTATCTCTTAGGTATCCGTTCTTTTGAATTGATACCCATCTTTCTGGTGATGCGTATAAACAAGGAACTTTTACCTTTTCTTTGTTTTCCTCTACTTCTGGTTTGATTACATTATTGAAATAGAATAAGATAGAGCTATCCATATCCATTAAACTTACGGATATGTTTTTTACATCATCTGTTGCGCCAGGCGAATTACGACTGATTTTGGTCCCACGATTAAACTCCAATCGTTGACTTCTTGGTATTGGTTTATTCCTTGCCATTAGAAACCTCTTTGTTGTTCAATATTTGTTATTGATAATCTTGTTAGATGTGCAGTTGCTACAATAGAGTGATTATTGTCTGTGTTTCCACCTACTAATTGGTTTTCGTTGAAAGCATTAATTTCAAAATAACCATCATTCCAATTTACTATATCACCTATTTCTGGTCTAAAATTAACTTCAACTAAATAATCTCTTTGGAATGCAAATGAAACATTTTGTCTTTGGTCTGGCCCAAACTCATCTGTATTGAAATCAAAGTCATCTGCGTCTACAAGACAAGGTAAATTAACACCTGGCTTATAAACTTTACCTTCAGCTGATTCTCCATACATATTGGATTCAGTATCATAAACTGAAACCTTATATACAACTACGGTTTGATTTATGATTCCATCTTTGCTTAAATTTGGTTCACCTAATAATTCTCTATTAAATTTATCTATGGTGTCCAAGTCTTTCTGTGGGTAATAACGACTTGCCATTTATTTATCCTATATAAATTGGGTAAGGAACTTTCTTCAATGTTTCTTGTTCAAATTCACTTTCATCTCGTTTAGCTTCCATAAGTGCTTTACGACTTGTTTGTTCAAGATTCTCTCTTAATTGTTCTATTAATTGTTCTTTTTCTGCTGCTGCTTCAGCTCTTAGCGTATCTCCATCCAATGAAACTTCTGAATTTGGAATAGGAATTGTTCCGTATTTAGAACGAATGATTCCCAATAACTCTTTTGATAATGCTAATGCGTATTTTCTAATCCATTGTTTACCAACATCATTGATGTTTGAATAAACCATATTGTCGTATCTTGCATTTGAATAATCAGATACTACCGTATCATCACTTGAACCACTATATCTCGTTCTTAAAGGATTATCTCTTTCATCTGTCAATATATACTCTACCCATAATGAACCTGATTCAGTTGGAACGGGAAATACTCTTAATTGATTGTTACGAATTTCAAATGAATAAGCAGATTTTCTAATCTGGTCATTAAATTCAATTGCTTGAACTCGTAATAAGTCTGCAAAAATTGGTTGTAATACGAAAGTAATTGCTGGTGACATATTACCAAAACCAAATCCGTCCAACATATTGTATGTTCCTTGACCTGTTGATGCGTATGGGTCAAAGTATCTCGTTACTGCTGGACTCGCCTCATAATGAACTCTTTTAACTTCAATTGATTGTCCAGAATGACTTACTTCACTAATCACATTATTTAAATCATAAACTTGACTTCCAGAATTTATAGATACTGCGGTTCTTTTAAAATCTACCGTTCCACCAACTTGTGCTTCTTGTCCATATTCTTCCGAGATAAAAATTACCTCAGATAAAGTTGATTTAACTCTTTTGTGAGTAAAGTTTGAGCTTGTTGCTTGTCCTTTTAGGTTTAATAAGTTGTCACGAATGTTAAATTGATTAACTTGTGCAGAATATTCTGATATTGATTCTTCTAAACAAGCATAAAATTGTGTATCTTGTAATTCAACTGCGGTTATTGGATAACCAAGTCTTTGTGCACACCACTTTGCAACTTGTGGGGCTTCAGTTATGAATTCTGAGTCTGTATCATATATTCCGAAAGGTGTGGAACCTGTTGGTTGAATTATCGCAGAACCACTTCCTGGCCATATTGCTTCTTGAGCCATTAAAATCTCCTTATAAGGTATTAAAAACTATGTAATATTACAATAATAAATATCAAATATGAAACTTTTGTGTATAAAAAAACCCCCTATAAAATAGGGGGCTTTTTATTTTGTAATAAATCAGCTTCAGGACTGAAATTATTATGCTGCTATTGGTGGTAACTCTGCTCCGAACCATTCAGCTGTATCCATACATATGAATATGTTGATTGTGTCGGCTGCTACCGTAATCGCTGTATTGTCTGATGATACATTAACTGCGTCACCTGAACCTGGATATACTTCTAATGTCTTATTTGAAAGATTGTTCATTACGAAATATGCTTCTCCAACAGTACAATCTGACAATAAAGGTAGTCTAACACCTTTTGCGTCATCTGCACCTGTTACGATTACAACTGCTCCACTACCTTGAACGATTGCTCCTGCTGCGCCTTGGTTTGCACCTGCTGCTGCGACTGTTTGAACACCCATAATCAAAGCGTTTTGAGTTGTATTACCAGTAATAGTTTGTGTATCACTTAAACTAACTATTGAATCACATAAATCATCCATATAATTTGCATTTGATTCTCTTAGTTTACTTTTCAAACTTACTTTTGTTTGATTTGCCATTTTTTTTCTCCATGCAATTTGGGGATTTCCTGCTTCCCAAATCCTTTAATTGTAGATTACAATACCCACGACATCCGTCGCCAGGGCTGGAAATAATCTCTGTATATAAATATCATATAAACAAAAAACCCCTAACTTAATAGGGGTTTTTCGTATGTTTATTCAGCTTTTAGTATATTAACTAAATACTACTTAGACAAAGTTAACGTCTGCTACTACGACTTTACCGTAGAATTCAGGTCTAACCATTTTCTTAGCGTATCTTGTCATTACCCCTTTACGTGGTGTAAAGTTTTTCGGGTCATATACAAGCGGTGTCATTATCATAGGAACATATGGAGCGTATACCGCACCTGTTTCTAAGAAGTTAGCGCCTCTAAATCCTACAAGGATTGAGTTCTCTAACATATAAGGGTTTTTATAAACAGTGTATCTGTTATTAATTGCCCCTACTTTTTGTACACCCATTGCGAATTGATTTGTGTTAGCGTCGCCATCAGCACCTGTTGCATATCCTGGAATTGATTCAAGGATTGTTGCAGTTTCTGGTGATACAACTATAAAGTTTGCTCCACCTCTTAGTGTTTTCTGATGTATTGCATTACTTACGCTTTGGATTTTGTTTCCAAGTGTTTGGAACCATTCACCTTTAGTGTAAGCGTTTGAAGCACCACTTGATTCTACAAATGTAGTATTTGCTGAATCATATTCGTATCCAACTCTTGCTGACCAGTATTCTGTTTTAGCGGAAGCGCCTGCCATCAACATATCTAAGATTTCTAAGTCAATTTCCATTGAAATATACTCACTTAATAGTGATGTAAGTTCTGCTTCAGCGTCTACTGAATGGTAAGCGTTTAAGTCTTGTGCAAGTTCTGGAGTCCAGACTGCTTTTAACTTACGAGTTTTAGCGATGATAGGAATGCTCTTTAGCGCAATGTCTAATTCTGGTATATCGATATCAGTTTCAGGGTTTAGCGCTGTTTGAGCTGCTGTTGCTTCAAAATCAGTTCTGCTGTAATTTGTTACCGGCTGTTTGTGGTAAGCTACTGAAGCACTTAATGGTGCTGTTGCTACTGATTTTTTAACAATAAAGCTAATTTCAGTTTCTGCTGAATTTATCTTTGTGTAAGCTGGAAAGAACTCATCAAATCCAGAACCTGAAATAGAGAATGCTCTAATTCCGTCTTTGTCTGGGTTTGTGTAAGCTTCAATACCAGTAGTAATTTTAACCAATCCATTATCAACTGCATTACCTAATGCTACTGATGCTGAAAGGTCTGGTTCGTAGTCAACATCTGACCAAGAAACTGAACCAGTTGTGTACTGGTCAGCATCTGTTGTAGATGCGTGAATACGTAATGTATCGCCTGTTGTAGCGTCATTTATAGAATATCCGAATTTACCGGCTCCGTATAAACCACCACTTGCGTCAACATTAGAACCTGATGTGTTACCATATACGTCACTTGCTTTAGTATGGTTACCTGTTTGGGTTGTACCATATTTAAAGTCAAGGTAGAAAATAAGACCAGAAGGTAAGTTCATTGGTTGAACTGACACAAATTCTTGTGCTGCTAATTCACCAAAGATTCTTCTTACTAATGGAAGTGCTACTCCACTCCATTCTTCTGCGTTTTGTCCACCAGTAACTGAAGATTCTTGGATTAACTGTCCTGCTTGATTTTCAAGCAATACTGCCATTCCGTGAGTCTTAGTTTCGTCTTCTAATCCTTCTAAAAGACCTGTTGGTTCCCATTTCTTAACTAACTGACGAGTTTGTTCTAATAGTTGTCTTTGTGGATTGTATCCGTCCATTAATGACTCTATTGAATTTAATTTACTCATTTTAGTCTACTCCTTAAAGTATGTTTGCTAATTTCTTGAATCTTGCTTTTAACTCTTGTCCTTCTGACAATACTTCAGCGTTAGCTGTTTTTGTAGAAGCAACTGGTTTTGAACTTGAACCTTTAACAACTGACTCACTTAATTTAGAAGGTCTTTTAAATGATTCTGCTAATGTAGCGTAAACCAATTTAACTTCTCTTAAGCTTTTAGTTCTGTCAAAGTTTTCAACAACTTTTAATTTCTGGTTGTTGTTCAATCCAAATGCTCTAAATAGTTTGTTCGAGAACAATAGTTTAGCATTCAATAAATTAACTTCGTTTAATTTTGCTCGCATGAATTTTACAACACTACGAGTCTCTTTGATTTCTTTCTTAAGTTCATCCACTTTGTCTGCTTCTTCTTCAGCGTCTTCTTCTTCAGTAAGTGCTTTAAGAACTTCGTCTAAGTCAAGGTCTTCTTCGTCCTTGTCTTCAACTTCTTTAACGACTTTATGGTCGCCTAGTTCTGCTCCAGCGGCCTTGTCTGAACCTTCTGATTCAGGGCCTTGTCCTACTTTTGAAGAATCGTTAGCTGCGTCAGCAACTTTGTTATCTGCTTTACCTATTTCAGATGATACATCATTTTCGTCGACTTTCTCTTCTTCCTCTTTGTCTTCAGATTCGTCAAGTTCATCTTCTTCATCTTTATTTAAGTCAGCTTCTAACTCAGCTAATACTGATTCTAAGTCAAGTTCATCTTCTTCTTCTGCGTCTTCTGCTTCGTCCATTTCTTCTTCTTCTTCAGCATCTTCTTGTTCAGACATTTCGTCTTCACTTTCTTCTGCGTCTTCAGATTCTTCTTTGTCCATAGCCATTTCTTCCGCATCCATTTCAGATTCTTCTTTGTCTTCCATTTCTTCAGCATCCATTTCCATTTCATCAGCGTCCATTCTCATTTCGTCTGCGTCCATTTCCATTTCATCTGCGTCCATTCTTTCCTCAGCATCTTCTTCTTCTCTCATTTCATCTTCATCTTCCACTTCTTCTTTATCTTCCATTTCCTCAGCGTCCATTTCAGATTCGATTTTACGAGATAGCATAGATTTCAAACGTGGTGTGAATGCTTCCTCAAGTGCTATTTTAGCGTTTGCTAATGCAGTTTCTCTAACTGCCTTTGCATCCGCAATAGCGTCTTTTAGTAAATCATCCATTGTTAATTCTCCGTTTTGGATTCAATATAGTTATTTGGAACTATAATATAGTTTTGTTGATTTACACTATATGATTGTATGAATATACAATAGTGTATTTATTTAGTAATAAATATCAAGTTTGTAAAAAATATACACACTTTGTGTGATTTATTTTAATCGTCTTGATTTTTTAATTTTTCGTATTTGGTTCGTAGTTTAGCTTTGTTTTTTTGTTCTCTTTTAATTGCCGATGGCTTTTTGTAAAAGGAACGTTCTTTCAATTCAAACATCATATTGCTGTCTTTAACTTTACGTTTGAATATTTTAAGTGCTTTTTCTACTGATTGTCCTTTACGGATATATACTTTTAACAACCTTTACTCTCTTTCTTTATTTTTTTACTTTTTTTACCGACTCAACAAAATTATAATATCTTTTTCTAAGGTCAAGTAAATCTATGGATGCATTCTCTAAATTATCAGCTGCTTTATCAATTTCTTTATGTAATTTTCTCCACATTTGTCTATGACTTTTGTATTCATCATCAGCCGGAATATAAGATTTTACATCTCTTGTTAATTTATATATAGAACTTACTTTGCGTTTAGCATCACCAATAACACCAGTGACTATTTTGTTTAAATCTTCTGAATCTATAACTCTATTGAAAGATTTTATGTCTTCTTTTATTAGTTTTTTTAATTTAATCATTTTTTTGAATTTTTGTAAGCTTCGTGTGCTCTTGTTAGTAAATATATTAAGTCGTGGTGAGTATCTGCTTGGTGTTGTTTTTTAGCTGACCTTTCTAATGACTTTACCGCATCTTTTAAAAGTATGATGTCTTTTCTTAACAAGTTATATCCCATAGGTGAAATCTGGTCTCTTTTATCATTAGTGTTAAATGAATAAGAGATTTCTTTTACGGGTTTTACTTCTTCACGAAAATATCTTTTGTATTGTTTTTTTAAATTTTTCATTTTATAAAAATCCAAATAATTGGTCTAAACCTTTTAATGCTCTACGATTACCTTTTATAGCAGCCATAACCATAAGTGAATATCTTCTTATATGATGTGGTTCAGCTCTTGCTGTATCTAATACATCTAATAAATCGTCTGCGTCAAGTCCGTCATACTTGTTGACAAACCCTGCTACATCTTTTGGTGATTTACCAAGTAGTGATGATACTTTTTTAACATCTTTGTCCGAAGTTGAAACTTTCTCATTTAAGTCTTCTTGTTTCATCTTGTATGCTCTTGTGGTGTCTTCAAGTGTTGGTAATGGCTCACCAAACTTTCTTTCCCACACTTTTGATTCTTTTAACAATGATTTAAGTTTCATTAGAATTTACCTTCTGCTTTTGCTGAATAGTTTTTATCTACATAATTGAAGAATTTCTTTTTCTTCTCATCTGAACCTAATTCATCTGGTGATGAAATTCCAAATTTCTTCATTGCTTTTTGGAAGAATGCGTCGTAATCACCTTCTTCAATTGAGTCTTTCTTTTCTTCATCATTATCAACTTTTGCTACACTCTCTGGTATATCGTAGTAACGATTTAGAATCATACCCATATCTTCATATAGTCCAGCTAATCTTTGTTGAACTGATGATGCTTCTTCAGCAATCTTTGAAAATGATTTTGAATGATTGGTTAATTCTTTCATATTACGACTTACCGTAACTTTGTCAAACCAATCTTCAGTTTCTTGAACCGTATGTGTTGCTGCCATTTCTGCTATTTCAGATAAAGACTTTGCGGTTTCTTTTAATGATTGTTGTTGATAAAGAGCTTCCCCTAACTTGTTGTAGTTTTGTAAAGCTTCTTTAACTTGATTTGGTGATACTTTTTGTGTTTGTTCACCATATTTTTCTTTTACGATTTGTGATAAAGAACCATACCCTGCATTAATCGCTGGTGTAGAAACTACTCCACCCACTAATGAGAAATTCTCTTTTACTAAATCTTTTAACTTTGCCATTTTATGTTCTCCTTGTTAATAAATATAAGTTAATTCTTTTTTCGTCTTCCATATTTTGTAAATCTATCTTTCAAATCATAGAATAAAGTTTTCAATACTTCTCTTTTTGAAAAACTCGTGTCTCTAATATTACCTTTGTGAATACTTCTTGATAAATCTATTCTATCGTATCTACCATTTTTCATATCTGATGTAAATATATCTACAACTCTTTTCTGAGCTTGTCCGATAATTTTTCCTGCTTTGTTCACACTATCTATTGAAAATTTCATAGCTTCTTTGTTTGAATATGTTGAACTTCCCAAACTTGAATCTGGAAATGCTTCTTCTTTGTCTTTTGTGATTTCTTTTAATATGCTTTTCAGTTTAACCATTATCTAAATTTACCTGCTATGATATTATTGTAGTATTGTTGAACATCTTTTGCATATGATTCAACATCACTTCTACTAAAGTCTGTTGTTCCGTATTTAATTTTGTCTTGCTTTTCTTGTTCAAGCGCACCTAAGTAATATCCATAATATGTATACAAACGAGCTAAGTCATCACCTACTGCTCCTGCTAAACTATATGCTTCTGATTCTTGTGAACGAGCTGTTCTGTTGGATTGGTAAGTATCGATAACTGATTTAATTTTACCTGTTGCTTTTTTACCACCAAGAGCTGCGTCAATAATTTGTTGACAAAACTTAGAAGCTTGTTTAACTTTTGCTGCTAACTTTTTAGGGTCGTTTAACCTTTTTCTTAACAAGTCATCAAAATAAGATTGATTAATTCTTTTAAATTCATCATTAGTTGTGAATTTACTTGCTCCGAATTGTGCTGCTTGTCTCATTTGTCGTTTGATTCCAGCACCCATATAAGGTTGGTCTTCATCTAAATTGATGTGATGAAACTTAATTCCAGGTATTTTCATTACTGATGATAATGATTGGTATCCTAATTGATTGATACCAAAAGTTTTATCTCTTCTCGGATAAGGTAAGTCTCTTGTTCCGACATCTACTGTCGCAACTCTACCTTTACTATATCCACCATCAACAAGTTTTTTACCTGTTGCAGTCATAACTTTGTTTGCTGGTAGATAGTCGTGTGTCCACCACATAGGTTTTCCGTCTTTCAATACCAATACTGCTGTAAACTTTTCTAATGTAAATTCATCACTTGACCAATATCCTTTTTTACCTTTGGTTGGTACGGTAACTTTCTTATCAACATATGCAATCTCAACACCTTTTTTCTTTGGTTTTGTATTGGTTTCAATTTCTGAATCTGTAAGTTTATCCCACTCGACACCAAGTTTTGCTCCCCACATAAAGAATTGGGATTCTAATCCTTGCCAGTGATTTGTTAATGCACGAAGTTTACCTGCTGCAAACTTTTCAGTTATTAAAATTTGGTTTTCTTTTAGGATATCTTTTATCTTAATCATTTGTTATACCTTGTTGTAATTTTTGACAATTGTCTTAAATTATTTACTGATTCTGCTATGATGTCTGCTTTTTCAAATCTACTTCTTATCCTATCAACTGCCCTTTCTCTTTCTTCATAAGGAACATCTTCTGGATTAGAAGGGTCATCTGATTGTATTTGTTGCAAAAGGGCTAAGTCATCTTGAATATCACGTAAAACTCCTGCTTCCTCTAAATCGTCTTCGTAAGTATAAATAATATCTTCTAAACCTGATGTGTCTTGTCCACCAAATCCAACATCGTCTAATGTAGCATTTAAAGTATCTTCCATTTCAGAGTAATCAACTTTTGGTTCTCCACTTACTGGAGCTTCATTAGAACTTTGTGGTTCAGCTTTTGGTTCAGTTTCAGATTCGTCATCATCTAACACGTCACCATACTCTCTAGCATAGTCATCAAAATCTTTTTCGTCCAATCCGTAGTCATCACTTGTCATAAACCTTTTTAAGTCTTCTTCACTTCCCTCAAATTCTGCTTCAAGCCCGTAATTTGGATTATTACCAACACTTCCAAGTTTTAAGTTGTATTTTTTTGCATATTTTTCAAGGTCTTCTTTATTTGCCATTTGAAAGTCCATAGTGATTTGCATTCTTTTTCCTTTTACACTATCATCACCGATTTTTTTATCTTTACCGGCTACCTTAACCACAGTTCCTTTACGAAGTTTATGTTTCTTTTTGTATGCTGCGAATTCTTCTGGTGAATCAAACTCTAATTCATTGATATTACGAGTTCCATATCTTGTTTCTATTTCTGATAAGTTTTTTAAATTTTTCATTATACAAAATCCCTTCTTCCTTTTGATTCACCTTTACGATAAGATGTGTTTTGTTTAAATAATTTAACTACTTTGTCCATATCTTCTGGGTTTTTTGTTTCAATTCCTACATATGATGCGTAATTCTTTTCTGCTTTTCTTCTACCTTTTGCATGATATTGACCTGTAATTGGATTGTTTGCAGTGATGATAATGATATCTCTGTTTCTCCAAAAGTAGGGTCTTCCATCGGACCAAGGTGCACCTGTTGATGAACCTTTTGCTATTTTAGGAATACCTAATGCAGTCAAAAACTTTTTAAATCCACCTGGTTTAAAGTCAGTTAAATCGAATCCGTGTTGTGCTCCGTCTTTAAAAATCTTAGCTGATTCAGTTAAACGGAAGTCTTTCCACTTCTTATTCATTTCCATAATTTGTTTTTTACTTATTGCCATTTTAACTTATCCTAACCTGATTACCAAACTTACTCCACAATTTAGTCATAAATACATATAATTGTTTTTCGTTCATTTTGTTAATTTTATCTTTTGCGTTTTGTGATGCTTTATCATACACTCCTTTAAATAAACCTGCACTTAAAGCATCTACGGTTCTACCACCGAGTTTTCCAAATGAATGGTCATTTGCCATTTTTAAGACTTTTTCTACACCCTTACCTTCATTTATAGATTCAAATCTAAATTGTTGATTATCGTATGCTTTAACACTCATAATGGCTAATACACCAACTTTTGATTTTGGAACTTTTAATTTTTTTATTGCTTGTAGTTTAGCATCATACGCATCTTTACCATTGATTTGGTGTCTTTTATTGTTATAAAATGCATAAAATTTAGTTTCATTTACTGATTCTTTCATATCTGACATCCACTCTAAACCCGGAACTACTATATTTTTAACTTTGTGTTTCTTTTTCAAAATTTTTAAATCTAATGCAAACTTTTTTAAATGTGGTGGTAATTGACCTGTCTTTTCAAATTCATCTCTCATCTTTTTAATTGCTGATGGATTCATTGATTCAAACTTGTGGATATTTTTTTTAGTTTTAGTAAGATTTTGGACTGAAGCTCTATCATAATCTCTTTTTGGAATTTTTAATTTAGAAATTATTTGTCTATGAGCTTCTTTATCTGTTTTTGCTGTAATTTTTACTTTTTTATTTTTATAATATCCAATGTATACATCTTCGTTTACTGATTCTTTTACTAACTTATATTCAAGACTACCACTCATTTTTCTTAATTTTTTTACTATGTCCATACCTTTTTTGTAATCATAAGATTGACCACCAGTTTGAAATTTTTCTAATTCAAAATTTCCTCTTTTTTTATCTCTCATATGAACTTTATATTTGGCTTCATTTACTGATTCAACTGGATTAGTTATATAGTCTGTTGCTTTTTGTAAATAATTCTGTGATAAAGTTATTTTATCTGTCCACCAACTCGGTAATGAATCTTCTTTGTTCATTCCATTTAATTTATTCAATAGTTTATTTGAATCTTGAACCATAATCATCACTTTTCTTTTTGATGATGCGACATCTGTGTGTCCGTCTTCATTGATTGACTCAGGCAATATTACTCCATATGGTGATTGCATAGCTTTTGTAACTTGTTTTTCAGTATTACCTTTAAATCTTAGTTTGAATGCTTCTGTTCCCTCAACTTCCATATCGGTAAATGTTCCTTTGTTAGTAATGTAATGATTTTTTATACCGAATTTGTTATCTCTTGATTTTGAAACACTTTTTACTTTTGCTTTACCTCTATGTCTTCTATCAAAAGAAAGTAAACTAATGGTATCACCTACTTTATATATTTTGTTTTCATTGATGTTTTCTAATTGTGCTTTATCTAATTGATTTACCATTACCTTTACTTGGTCAGATAGTTTCTTCAACAATTTTAACACTTTGTCATCTAAGAAATAAAAAGAATTACCACGAAAACTATTAGGTTTAATTGCCGGTAGTAAATCATACTCTATCGCTGCTTTAAATTTTCCATCTGCTAAATATTTTTTTAAGCTTGTCAAATTAACACCCTCGAAACTACCGCTTTGCTTATCGATTTCAGGTTTAATAAACTTTTTAAATATATTTTCCACTGCTTTAATTTTACGAACATTTCTTTTCATTGGATGCTTTGATAATGGACCTTTTAGATTGTTGGCTTGTTTAACAATTAATTCTATTGCTGTTAAAACACCATTATTAAATTCTTTTCCTGTTGAAACTTTTGATAATCCCTCATTAATATTTTCACTCATATCTTTTAATGCTTGTTTAAATGCTTTCTTATCTCTTTTGTAGTCTGCCATTACCTGGTCAAATCCCATCATATCAACCATATCCATAAACATTTCTTTTTCTTTCTTACCTAATTTACTGATAATCTTTTTAGTTTTTGCTGACATTTCTTTTACTATTTTAGAATCTCCACCAGAAGTTGCTATTTTCTTTCTTCTGTCATCACCCTTTTGGACTGCTGAAACATTACCAGAACCAATGTCTACATTTATTGATTCACCTATCTTTTTCATTTGGTCGTGTGATTTTTCTAATTCTTGACCTGGTTCAAAGTTATCACCTTTGTTCGTTACGACAAACACAACACTTTTAGGATTTACTGATTTCACTTTACCTTGAGCGCCATAATGTGGACAAGTAGGGTTATCGTCTTTAACGACATCACCTACACCATAAGTGTATTCAGATAACTCTCGTCTAATCATTTCTTTGAGTTTACCCAATATCTCTTTTTTCATTGGTAGTCCTTTGTGTTTAGTTGATGCGAACTTTTTCACATCTTTCTTTTTCATATCTTTGGCTACATCTTGTGCGTCTTTTGAAAACTTGGACGCAGGTTGTTCACCTTTTTGGATTGACCTTACAATCCCCATA